TCTTGCCGAGGCAGAAGAGCGTGATCGCAGTCCGATTTACTTTGCCCCTAACATCAGCGTTTACACACGATAATGCCAATGTTCCTTGACACTGAGGGCTACAGCGACATCGCAATTGGTATTTGCGATCGTTGTCGCATGAAGCGTCCTCACGCCACCCTTGGCCCTGACATTAACTTCCCAGGGTTGATGGTTTGCGAGGAGAATTGCCGCGATGAAAAAGATCCTTATCGCCTACCAGCACGGCAGACAGAGCGCATCAACTTACGCTTTCCACGGCCTGATGTTTCTGTGGCTGCAATCCAGGATAATCTGGTAACCAATGATCAGCAAAATGTCATTGTCTCAACGGAAGGCAATACCCAGACGCCTGAGAACAATGGGAATCTCGATGGAATAGCGGTGTCACCATAATGGCCAATCAAACCATCACCCAGCTACCTACCGCGCAAGCACTCACTGGCACGGAGCTTGTGCCCATTGTGCAAGGCGGTGGCACAGTCAAAACCACGGTAGCAGACATTGCTGCAACGCCAGTTACCAATTACAGCTTTGTCACAGCAACCAGTGAGGGGTCACTAAGCCAATCACGCCAATTAAGCACTTCAGGCAATGGCTTAACGCTGACTGACAATGGCGCTGGCTCAACGCTCGTTCTAAGCCTCTCTGGGGCCGCTGCAAGCCTCGTAGCAGCAGGGACAGGCATTCAGGTCAAGACAAGTGCAACAACGCTCACAGCGCGTTCTATCGCGGCTGGAACGGCAGGATTAAGCGTTGCTGATGGCGATGGTGTTGCTGGCGATCCAACCATCTCACTTTCTGGCTTAGTGCTTAACTTAGCGCAGACCAGTGGCGTTGGATTGCTCACGCGTACCAGTGGCAGCAGCATTGGTGTGGTGACGCTCACAGGTACGGCCAGTGAGATTGATGTCACCAATGGGACAGGTGACGGTGCCAATCCCACGATTGGACTTGCTGATGATCCGATCCTGCCAGGCACGGGCGGGATGATTTTTCCCAAGGGCACGACTGTTGAACGTCTAAGCCCTGGCGTTGAGGGCGCCTTCCGTTACAACACGCAAACGGGCGCTTTTGAAGGCTATACAGCCGCTGGCTGGGGCACGATTCAGACAGGATCAGGGGTTGCGTCATTCAGTGCTGGCACGACAGGATTGACGCCATCCACTGCAACCATTGGCGCTATTGTTCTTGGTGGCACACTCATTTCAAGCAATGGCGGCACAGGCCTTGCGTCATATACAGCAGGCGATACGCTTTACTACGCTGCTGGCACAGCACTCTCAAAACTAGCCATCGGTGCTACATCACGCATCATGACGTCATCGGGATCTGCCCCACAGTGGACGGACCCGGCAACTATTACCGTGGGCACAGCAACTTCTGCCACCACAGCAACCAATCTCGCTGGCGGCACGGCCAATCAGATTGCTGTGCAGTCCAATGTCGGCACTACGACATTTATCACAGCACCCACGGTTGCAAGCACGGTCTTGTCATGGAATGGCGCAGCATTTACCTGGATTGCAGCAGCATCAGGGACCGTCACAGCAGTCACAGCATCAGCGCCACTAGCATCTTCAGGTGGTACGACGCCAGACATCAGTTTGGGCACGGTGACCACAGCTAATGGTGGCACAGGACTCACCACGTACACGGCTGGCGATCTACTGTATTACGCCACGGGCACAGCACTCAGTAAGCTTGGCATCGGCGCATCAACCTACATCCTGACATCTTCAGGCACAGCACCACAGTACACAGATCCTGCCACGATCACTGTGGGCACGGCAACCACAGCAGGCTCGGTGGCCAACTCAGTGACGTTTAACAGCACGGGTGGTGCATCACCTGGCACGACGTTTAATGGCTCAGTTGCCAGGACGATCGACTATAGCTCGGTGGGAGCACCCAAGGCTGATGGCACAGGCGCTTCAGGCACTTGGGGTATTAACATCAGTGGCAATGCTGCGACGGCTACTTCTGCAACATCAGCCACCACAGCAACCACAGCCACTAATGTTGCAGGTGGTGCTGCAGGCTCACTGGTTTATCAAACTGCAAGTGCAACAACATCAACATTAGCACTAGGAACTCAAGGTTATGTCCTTCGTGCTGGTGCTTCAGCCCCTGAGTGGGCAGTGATCGACGGAGGTACATTCTAATGCCAGCCACCAACTTTACGCCCATCCAGCTTTATAGAACCAACACGGCGTCCACCACGGCGCCTTCGGCTGGTAACTTAAATGCTGGTGAACTTGCCATCAATTACAACGATGGCGGGATGATTCTGTTTGCCAAGAACACCACGGGCAACGTCATTAAGTTGATGAACAACCCTGCCAACTTGCTATATCCCACGGCAGATGGCACTAATGGCCAAATTTTGACAACAAACGGCTCTGGCACTTTATCATTTCAAGATGCGCCAGCTTCGGGTGTATCTAAAGGCCAATCCATCGCTTTTGCTTTGATCTTCGGACTGTAAGGAGCCAATCGTGGCAAACCCAAATATCGTTAACGTCGCTGCCATATATGGCAATAGTTCCCAAACATCTTTGTCCACTACTAGTGCAACGCAGTTGGTAAATAATGCTGCTGCAAGTGGCAAGGTCTTCAAGATCAACAGCATTGTTGTAGCCAATGTGGATGGTTCGACTGCTGCTGACATTACGATCAACATTTATAGCGCGGCGGCATTAGGCGGTACAGCATTCCCAATTGCATCAACAATTTCAGTTCCGGCTGACGCTACGCTGATTGTGACTGATAAGACTACGTCTTTTTATCTGCTTGAAAACCAATCGATTGGTGCCACGGCAGGTACGGCAGGTGATCTTGTTGTTACAGCTAGCTGGGAAGAAATCAACTCGTAAGGGGTTATCTCATGGCAATGCGATACCCAGGTGGAGTGATTCCCACGGCACCAGTGCCTAGTGGACCTTACGAGAATAGTACCGCATCAGGGGTATGGTCGCTTGAATCTCAACTGAGATTTAAGGCTGCTGGCAATTGGCCTACTGCTGGCAATGTTGCACAAGCTTTATGGAGTTGGGGTGGCAATGGCTCGGGTCAACTAGGCCTCAATAATGGTTACGGCAAATCTTCTCCGGTTCAAGTTGGCGCATTAACTAATTGGTCACAAATAGCTGGTGGTAGGTACAACTCTGTAGCTATTAAGACAGATGGTACGTTATGGTCTTGGGGAGCTAACACTAATGGTCAACTAGGCCTAAATAATAGAGTTAATTGTTCCTCACCTGTACAAGTTGGTGCTTTAACGACTTGGTCTCAAATAACTGGCGGTCGAGATAATTCTTTAGCCATCAAAACGGATGGTACTTTATGGGCATGGGGACTTAATCGTTATGGCCAACTAGGTCTAAATGATCTTGTTGACCGTTCTTCTCCAGTTCAAATTGGAGCATTAACAACTTGGTCAAAAATAACCGGGGGTCGAGATCATTCTGTAGCCATCAAAACTGATGGTACTTTATGGTCTTGGGGACTTAACGCCAGTGGTCAATTAGGTCAAAATAATAGAACTTATTTTTCCTCTCCTGTACAGGTTGGGGCATTAACCACTTGGACGCAAGTTTCTGCTGGTTTATATCATTCTGTAGCCATCAAAACTGATGGTACTTTATGGTCTTGGGGCGATAATAGCTTTGGTCAACTAGGTCAAAATGATGTTGTTAGACGTTCCTCACCTGTACAAGTTGGTGCTTTAACGACTTGGTCTCAAATAGCTGCTGGCGGCAATAATTCTTTAGCCATCAAAACGGATGGTACTTTATGGGCATGGGGCAGAAACTTTGGTGGAAGTTTAGGTCTAAATAATATTGCTGACTGTTCATCTCCTGTACAAGTTGGTGCGTTAACAACATGGTCGAAAATAGGTGCTGGTAATAACTTTTCCTTAGCGATTAAAACTGATGGAACTCTATGGTCTTGGGGGCAAAACGCCGCTGGACAACTAGGTCTAAATGATTCAGGTATTTATAGATCTTCACCCGTACAGGTTGGCGCTTTAACCACTTGGATAAAAGTGGCTAAATTGACAGGGGCAAACTTTTCACTCGCCATCAAATCCTAATGAAAAAACATCTTCACTTTCTTGCTGGCGTACCGCGTTCTGGATCAACCGTGCTGGCGGCGATACTCAATCAAAATCCCATGACGCATGTGTCTACAACGTCTGGACTTGGTGCAGCCTTGGATGGATTGGCGACAGCATGGCATCAGAACAATTTGCTGGTAGACAATGATCCTGAGAGAAAAAAGCTAGCCCATACCATGCGTGGTGTGATTGATGCGTTTTACGAAACTACAGACAAGCCTGTTGTTATTGACAAGGCTCGCAATTGGCCCATCCCAGTCATCATGCACGCGATGGCTCAAGTGTTAGGGCATAAGCCAAAGATCATTGCCACGGTACGTTCCATCCCAGATTGCATGGCCTCGTTTGTTCGCGTGGCAAAGCCTGAAGACTTAGATGATTTTGTCATTAATGGCTCACTGGCTAACCACTTAAAAACGTCTTATCTCACCCTGCAACAAGGCTTTCAATACGATCCTAAATCGTTTTTGTTTGTTGAGTACGAAGACCTGTTAGCCGACCCCAAAACTCAATTATCACGGATTCATGCGTTTCTTGACCTGCCTGACTTTGAATACGATTACAGCAATATTGATGGCTCAAGCGTCAAAGAAGATGATGAAAACTTGCACGGCTACGCTGGTCTACATGACATCAAACCCGTGCTTGAACGTCAGCACAATGAAAGTCCTCAAGACGTACTGAAGCATCACTACCCACAGTTTTGCCAGCCTGAATTTTGGCTTGAAAGACCGCGAACTACACCACCCTTGCATGACCTAGATCTTCAACTGGCAGCATCCACAATGGGTGATTTTGCTGAAGGCTGGCGTCTTTGTCAGAAGCTTGAGAAAGAAGAGCCTGAGAACCATCGTGCAGCGTTTAATCGTGGGTGGTACTTGCTGCGCCAGGGTGAAATTCAAAAGGGCTACCAGCTATTAGACCGTGGCCGTATTGTTGGTGTCTTTGGTGACAGAAAGCCCAATGTGCCTACCAAGCCTTGGGATGGCAAGTCCAAGGGCATTGTCATGCTGTACCTTGAAGGCGGCTTAGGCGATCAGATTCACCAGATACGTTATGCCAAGCTCATTGCTGATCGCGGCTGCAAAGTCATTGTGTCATGCAGTGGTCCGCTAGCATCACTATTTGTCGGCGTAGAAGGTGTCAGTGCCGTGCTTCAGCATGAAGCAGCCTTTGGTGTGTACCACGACTTTTACGTGAGTGGCATGTCAGCCGTTGTGCCACTTGGACTGGAGTTTGAAGATTTATCTGGCAAGCCTTATTTGCCAAAGCCTAGGGCCATAAAAGGTCGCAGAAGGATTGGCTTGCGCTGGCAGGGCAACAGTAAGTTTGAGGCCGAGCATCACAAGAAGTTTCCATACCACTTGATGTTTGATGCAGTCAAAGATGCAGATGCTGAGTTTATTTCCCTGCAACGCGATGAAGGCGTAGAAGATCGGCCTTCTTGGGTACGTGAAGTGCCTTTGAATACTTGGGAAGATACAAAGCAAGCAGTTGCATCTTGCGATCTTGTGATCTCGTCTTGTACGTCAGTCAGCCATTTATCGGCTGCTATGGGCGTGGAAACTTGGGTTGTCATACCCGTGATGCCTTACTTCTTGTACGCTCTTGATGGCGATACTTGCCCGTACTACGATTCAATGCGTCTGATGCGCCAAGAAGTTTTTGGTGATTGGACTGCGCCATTTGAAAAAATCAAAGAGCGACTTGTTGAAAAGCAAGCTTTGCGGAGAGTCAAATGAGTCAGCAATATCCTGGTGGCTTTATTACCAAATCGCCCCCGGCGGTTGTTGGCCCTACAGGAAGTCCTCCTGAAGGTGGCTCTGCACCAGGAGTATGGACGCTTGATCAAGCATTGGCTTATGTAAAGCAAGGGTTGTGGCCGAAACCAATTATTGACAAACAACTTTGGTCTTGGGGTACTAACACCAATGGTCAACTGGGCTTAAATGATACTGTTCTCCGCTCATCCCCAGTACAAGTTGGATCTGAAGCGACTTGGTCAAATATAGCTGGTGGTAATAGCTTCTCCTTAGCGATTAAAACTAATGGAACTCTATGGTCTTGGGGTAGTAACAACATTGGCGAATTAGGTCTAAATGATCGTGTTAATCGTTCCTCTCCTGTACAAGTTGGTGCTTTAACAAATTGGTCACAAGTATCTGCTGGGATCATTAACTCTTTAGCTATTAAAACTGATGGAACTTTATGGTCATGGGGTTATAACAACGTAGGCACATTGGGCTTAAATGACCGTGTTTATCGTTCTTCTCCAGTACAAGTTGGAGCATTAACAACTTGGGCAAAAATAGCTAGTGGTAGCAATCACTCTTTAGCCATTAAAACAGACGGAACCTTATGGTCTTGGGGGTTAAACCAAGAAGGCCAATTAGGCCTAAATAATATTGCTAATCGTTCCTCACCAGTTCAAGTTGGTGCTTTAACAGCGTGGTCACAAGTAGCTGCTGCGTCGTATGCTTCTGTAGCCATTAAAACTGATGGTACTTTATGGTCTTGGGGGCAAAATGATAATGGGCAATTAGGTCTAAATGATCGTGTTTCTCGTTCATCTCCCGTACAAGTTGGTGCTTTAACTAACTGGTCACAAATATCTGGTGGTGCCAATACTCACTTTTTAGCCATTAAAACAGACGGAACCTTATGGTCTTGGGGCCGAAACAACATTGGTCAATTAGGTCTAAATGATCGTGTTAATCGTTCCTCTCCCGTACAAGTTGGCGCTTTAACGACTTGGTCACAAATAGCTGGTAGTAATCGCTTCTCTTTGGCGATTAAAACTGACGGTACATTATGGTCTTGGGGCAATAACACTGAAGGTCAGTTAGGCTTTAATGATCTTGTTTATCGTTCTTCACCTGTACAAGTTGGCGCATTAATAACTTGGCTAAGATTACCTAAAATATCAAGCTCAAACTTTTCATTAGCCATTAAATCCTAATTAAAAGGAAACTATCATGTTGTTTGTAAGAATTATCAACAACGAAGTTAAACAGGTGTGGGATACGCAGCCACCAGCAGGTGAGTCAGGATGGAAGTCTGCTATTGAAGTGCGTCCAGCCATTATCCCAAACCGTCAGTATTACACGGGCCATACCTTTGACTTGAGCAAAGATCCTGTGGAGATTGTTTACGGTGTGGAAGACATCTCTGTGGAAGGCCGCAAGGATGCGCTTAAAAACTTAGCCAAGTCAGAGTTTCAGAAAGTTGTGCAAGAAGAAACTCGCAAACAGACTGACGAGTATCCAGAAACACAATATGATGCTGCCGTTGTTGAAGCAGCGCGTTTGGCATTTGAAGCGCGATTTGCACAAATTGATGCTGTTACCACGCACGACGAGTTAGACGCTCTGTGAAGTCTTTGTTTTTCAGTTATGACATGGCAGTAGACAAGGCGTACATCATACGCATTCGAGGCCATGAAGTTTCTGAGCGTAAAGCCAAACAAGCTGCTGCATCATGTGATGCTGTAGGTATGCCTTATGCGTTTTGGGATGCTTATAACGGATTAGAAGGCTCAATCAAACTTCCCAGCCACCACAGCCAAGTGATGAATCTGGTAAAGGTGACGGACCATTACTTAACCCGTGGTGAAGTAGCCTGTGCGCTATCCCACATCAGTCTATGGGCCAAGTGCGTAGAGCAGGACAAACCATTAGTAGTTCTTGAGCATGATGCCGTGATGCTCCAAGCGTACAAGCAGCACGGGGTATTCAACTCAATTTGCTATCTTGGATGCCACGAGCAAACCGAAAAGGGCTGGGCTGTGCTTCCCACGCCACCACATGCCTCTGAAGGCCCAAATTATCACTTTATTTGCCGAGCGCACGCTTACGCCATTGATCCTTGTATAGCCAAGAACATGCTGGCGCATGTCATTAAGATGGGCATCCACGCCCCGCTAGACATCATCATTCGTGCTGATTTGTTTCCCATTCATCAAATGGGCGTGTACGCTACGGATTCGAATGACAAAACTGAAACCACCATCCTTGGACGCCCCAAGCATGGCCGAAAAACTGATCGCAACGACCAACTAGCCGCATGAAAAAAATTCTGATTATGGGTCTGCCAGGAGCAGGCAAAACCTTCATGGCTGAAGCTCTCAAGAAACGCTTGGAAGCCAGCACTGATATTCCCCTGGAAAAGCTAGCCAACTGTGAAGCTGCGCCTACTTGGTATCACCCCATCGTGAAATGGTTCAACGCAGATGAAGTCCGCAAGACTTACAACG